GGGGCCCTGTTGGCCCGATACTACAATCCGCCAGGCGACAGGCACGATTGGGGTATGCATGTGGCGGGCTTCTTCCGCCGCTTGAACATCACGCAGGCCGAGGCTGACAGGCTCCTTGACCGGGCTGGGCGCTGGGCCAAGGACGACAAGGTTAAGGATCGACTCGACGCTGTCAGGAATACCTACAGCATGTCAGAGGATGCGCCCATCACTGGGGGCAAGAAACTCGAAGAGTCGATGGCGAACGGAAAGGATTTCGTCGCCAGTCTACAGAAGATCTGGGGCGGCGAGCAGACAGGTGTGAGTAAGAACCGCCTGGAGCAGATGAACGCCAAACATGCGGTTCTATTCAACCAGTCGGGCAACGTCGTCGTAATGACGGAAGCCAAGGAAGATGGGAAGCTTCAACTGAGGTATTCCAGCGCACACGAATTCAGCATGCTCTACCCACAGCTGGTGCAGGTAGGCGTGACGTCTAAGGGCGCCGCTGTGATGAAGAAGTTGGGCGCAGCCTGGATAGAGCACCCCAAGCGTAGGTTCTACAATGGCATTGAGCTTGCCCCCAACGGTAAGTCGAACGAAGGGTATTACAACATGTGGCAGGGCTTCAGTGTGGAGCCCAAGGCCGGGTCATGGGAACTGTTCAAACGGCACTTACTCCTCTTGGTGAACAACGATGTTGAACACGCCAAGTATATGCTCGCCTGGATGGCAGAGACTGTGCAACATCCTGAGCGTCCCATCGGCATCGCGCCAGCATTCAAAGGTGAACAAGGCACGGGTAAGTCAACGTTCGCAAAATGGTTCGGTGAGCTATTCGGCCCACACTTCCTCCACCTCGACTCGGAACACAGACTCCTCGGGCAGTTCAACTCCCATCTACACAACGCGATACTCGTCCTCGCCGATGAGGCTGTATGGGCGGGGGGTAAGATTGGTCTGGGCGCACTCAAGCGAATGATTACTGAGCGCACCCTAGCCATTGAGCGTAAGGGTATGGACGTCATCAACGTGAAGAACATGTTGCACATGATGGTGGCATCTAACGAAGACTGGTTCGTTCCGGTGGGCTTTGATAATAGACGGTTCGCGGTGTTCAATGTCGCCAAGGACATGCAGAACAACACCAAGTTCTTTGGCGCCGTCGAGGAGGAGTTGTTTGAGAAGGGCGGACTCGCCGCCATGCTGTATGATCTGCTGCAATACAAGTCGGACGTCAACTTACGCGAGATACCTAACACGGATGAACTTGACAGGCAGAAGAAACACAGCATGTCGGCCAAGCATGCGTGGTGGTATGAACAGCTCCAGTCTGGCGCCCCATGGTCAGGTGCGACGGAGATCCCGCGCGAAGGCGAGTTCGAAACCGTCTATGAGATTGACCCTGATACACTATATGCAGCTTATGTGACGGCGGTGAGACTAGGGGATAACAGGCTGAGTCCCGGGTTTCAGGCGTCACTGTCACGCTTCATTAAAACGGTGCTGCCTGATCCCTACCCTACGCAAGTGCAACACGCGGGTAAACGTTACTGGGTCCTCCCAAGCTTAGAACAAAGCCGCAAATATTTTGACTCATTATTCTCGACAAAGTCTGAATGGTTCGCCACAGATGGGGGAGACACCAAGGTCGATGTCCCGTTCTAACGTCGTTAGCGGTGTCGCGGTGTTGTCGCGGCTTGGGTTTTCACCCGACTTTTACTCGAGATAAGCCCCTAAGCCAGTAAGCCTGTAATTAATAAGTTAAAAGTAAACAGGAGCAAGCACCTCGATACGTCGTCTGCACAGACTGCGCGATCGAAAAAATTAGCGGCTTCCGGCTTCTAGGTGTTTCACCGCATAAACATTGGCGAAAGTCGAAGCCGCTATTTTTTGACAGCGGCTTGGGTGTGCAAAATGACACCTTGACAAGCTGAGCTAGAAGCTGTAGAACTTGTGACGAACCCAGCACAACATGTCGCAGGCCCTTGGTAAGCTGATACCTAACTACCCGGAAGTTGTATCAGAACGTAGGTATCGACTTATGAGCTCACTGGAATGGCAGATGCTTGTGGAAGCGTTTGCTGAAGCCACGGAGCCGCACAGCATAGGCCTACATACGATGCATGTTGGGGACGCAGTCTGGATTGAAGACCATGGGACCGACTGAAGAGCAAGACGACATGCCGGGCGAGGAGTTAGCGGAGCCTCGGCCCACACTGCCGGAGCAGAACGATCGTTTGACGTCGCGGCAACAGGCGTTCATTATTGAGTATCTTGTCGATCTGAACGCGACAAAGGCAGCAATTAGAGCTGGTTACGCCGCTTCGAATGCGGGTTCCTATGGCGCGGATCTGCTTGCCAATCCCATCATCTCCCAGCGCATTGAAGCAGGCATCGCTCAGCGTGCCCATCGCATCGCCATGAAGCAGGAAGACATCTTGCACGAGATGTCCCTGCTGTCACACTCTTCACACGATCATTACTACATTGACGACGAGGGCCAAGTCAAGCTGACTGCCTCCGCGCCTGAGGGCGCGATGCGTGCCATCCAGGCCATTCGACGCAAGGTCATCACAAGGACGGACAAGGATGGCAGCACTACGAAAACATATGAAGTTGAATTGAAGCTCTGGGAGAAACCCGCGCCGCTCAAACTTATGGGTAGGCACGTCGGGCTCTTCCCTGACAAAGTCGAGCACAGTGGCCCGGGTGGCGGGCCTATTGAAACCATCACGCGGGTAGAGCGGGTCATTATTGACCCGAAGAAGGGCAACTCATGACGACGATGTTGATCTCGTTGTTGGTCGTGTTCATTATCTTGGGCCTGGCTTACTGGGCCATCCATCGCCTTGCCGCGGCCTTCGGCATCCCGGCTCCAATCATTGCGGTCATCGACGTGATCCTTGTGATCATTGCGGTGCTGTATCTGATCCGGTATCTGGTGCCCTTGGCATCAAGGCTGTAGTCGGTCGGTCACTTCAACAAGGAGGATAGAGATGGATTTCCAGGCCCTGCTGGCGAACACGTATGTCGCTGGCGCACTCTCGGGGTTCGTCGCGGCGGTCGCGGTGGACGTCATCGCGTTTCGTCAGTTCAAGAGCATCGAGGAAGCGGCCAAGTATGACTGGGGCGTGGCTGCATGGCGTTGGTTTCAGGGCATCGTCAGTGGGCTCTTCACCGCGCTCGGAATCGGCCTTACACAGTAGGCCGTGATGCGATCCTTCCTATTCGTCTTGTTGGTGCTTGCGGCACCAGTCACAGCACAGGCGCCAGGGCCTGTCTTGGCGAATCAGTCATCCTGCAACCTGACGTTCGTGGGTGTGGATGTCAGAGGACGGTCGTGGTCCCAGAACTGGAAACCCGCAGAGACAGCCCCTATTGATGCCGCGAGGCTCGTAGGGGCTATCGCTGTGCGAACTGACTGCGAAGCACCAAGGGCGCTACCCTAATGCCTATCTACGTCTTCCGATGCCCGTGCTGTGGTTCAACCAAAGAGTGTATCCAGAGCTACACTGCCCCAGCACCCAAGTGCTCAAACCTAACAACGGGCGAAGGCCCGTTGTGTATGGGCAAGACGATGGAACGCATGGCCTCCGCGCCTGCGTTCAAAGTGACTGGGTTCAACGCAGAGGTTGGATACGCCTCGCCCAGGACGTTCACACAGAACCATGGCAACGGCATTAGAACTGAGGTGAGAGGCAACCCGGAAGCGTTCTCTAACGGCTTGCATGGGTAAGACGCTTCAACTCCAGACCCCAAGGGTCGTCGCACCTCTACTAGACCCACACAGATACAAGGGTCTATACGGTGGTCGAGGAGGAATGAAGAGTCACTTCTTCGCAGAGCTGTTGATAGAGAAATGCCTACTACAGACGACCCGGGCCGTATGCATCAGAGAGATACAGAAGTCACTGGAGCAGTCAGTAAAGCGACTCATAGAAGACAAGATCAAACTGTTCAACGTTGGCAAAGAGTTCAGAGTGCTCGACACACACATAGAGACGCCCGGCGGGGGCATCATAATCTTTAACGGCATGCAGAACCACACTGCCGAGAGCATCAAGTCGCTTGAAGGATATGACGTCGCCTGGGTTGAGGAGGCACAGGTCCTCTCTGAACGGTCGTTGACGTTGCTCCGTCCAACTATCCGCAAGGACGGTAGTGAGCTTTGGTTCTCATGGAACCCTCGGCATGCGACCGATCCGGTCGATGCTATGTTGCGAAGCGATAACCCACCTCCCGACTCCGTTGTGATCCATGTCACATGGGAAGACAACCCATGGTTCCCCATGGTTCTGCAACGTGAGATGGAGTGGGACCGCAGTAAGGATACAGAGAAGTTTGAACACGTATGGGGTGGCGCCTACGAGAAGCATTCCGAGGCTCGCGTCTTCAAGAACTGGCGTGAAGAAGAGTTTGATACTCCCCCTGGCACGTCGTTCTATCTGGGTTCCGACTGGGGCTTCTCCGTTGACCCGAGCACGTTGGTTCGGTGCTTCGTAGAGACGCATAACCCAGAGACGAAGCAGCCCTGGCCCCGTAAGCGACTGTATATCGACCGTGACCTTTATCGCGTGGGCATCGAGATAGACTTCCTGCCCATGTTCTTTGATGGATTGGTGTGTGGCTGTGAACTTGACGCTACCGGGCAGCAATACGAGCGGGCTTGTGCTGACACTGCGAATCATGGGTGGGCACGTCAATGGCCCATCATCGCAGACTCAGCCCGACCCGAAACGATCTCCTACATGCGTAGGCATGGATACGGGGGCATTGAGCCCGCCAAGAAAGGTCCGAACAGCATCAAAGAAGGCGTGATCTTCTTGCAGGGGTTCGACATCATTATTCATCCAAGGTGCAAGCACACTCTTGATGAGTTCAAGTCGTTCTCTTACAAGCGTGATCCCCTGACCAACAAGGTGCTGCCTATCCTGCAGGACAAGAAGAACCACATCATTGACCCAACACGCTATGCGGTTGAACAACTCCGCGGGCTTCTAGTCGTGAGGGAATCTTCATGGGGCTAAAGAGCACTGAAGCCTTGACACGTCTCTGGCGCGGGAACAGACTCACCACCGCGACTCTGACACCTTACGAGAGGGGTCTTGTGCAAGATGAACTCATTCGCCTCGCCATTGAGGAAGGCAAGAAGGAAGGACATCGTGAGAGCCGTAACACCAACGCCGCATAAGGATGCCGTTCGCATCCTGTTCGCAGCAGATCAGCCAGAATACGAGCCTCTGCCTGCGTCGGTCGATGGGCAAGATACGGTGATGACCGAATGGGAATTGAGTGCGGAAGACCTGCAGTGCATCATCGACGGGGGCCGCATTCGTGTATGGCTGCTTCATACTGGCATCGTAACACAGCAAGCGGTGGCACAGGGCCATCGCCGTCTTACACCTATCAAGGTGGAGGTTGTCGAGCCATGATGGATTGTCCTGAACCCGTTGATCCAGTCGAATACCTTGCCCTCTATAACGCCAATGTCCGTTTCTTTGGCCTTGGCTATATGACCAGCATGTCGGTGCCCTGTCCGTTTTGCGCGGCACCTGACTTCATGATCTACAAGGTATTGGAAGTGCAGAAGAAGATGGAAGAAGGGGCCACGTGCGGTTGCTGTCGTCGCTCGGCCCGTGCCGTCTTCAGCGACACACCAACGGGTAAGAGATTCGAGATCTTCCAGACTGCGGGCCCGGCTGCACCCGAATGGCTGCAACCCAAGTTACGTTGGATCACTGACGTCCAATAGGAGAGACTGTGCCTGTCAATACACAGCGGAAAGACTTCGAGGCGATCCAAGAGAAGTGGGAACGCATCCGCGCCTGTGTGCGTGGACGTGACGCCATCCTCGCACTAGGCAATAAGATCGTTCCTAATCTGCCAGGCGCCGATGATGCTCAGAACAAGGCGTATCGTCAGCGTGGCAACTTCTACAACGCTGTCGGGCGCACCGTGCAGGGTATGAACGGTGCCATCTTTCAAGAGGCGCCCGAAGTCGATATGCTGGAGTCGTCCAAGGTGATCCTTGACGACATCACGCTCACGAACGTGACGTTTGAAACGTTCTCAATGGAGGCGGGCAAGGAAGTCTTCATCACGGGACGTTACGGCATTCTCACTGACCTGCCCAATCAAACCCTAACACCCGGGCAGCAGAACGTTGATACCCGCCCTTACTGGGTGGGCTATGCAGCAGAGGAGATCATCAACTGGCGCACAGAACGACGTGGCGGCGATGAAGTGCTCACGCTTATCGTCTTGTGCGAGCATGTTGAATCGGGCTACAAGGAGGACGATCCATTCGTCTGCGAGTATACCGTTCAAT